GACTCAGTAAGACAAGAACATTCAGAGAAGTTGATAGGATACTCGTTAAGGGAAAATCAGAGAAGGTTACAATTTACACTGTCTGAACCAATTACAAAAGCACAATGGGCTACATTCGTAGCATTTCAATTTGCAGACATCTACACTACTTACAAAGGACTTCAATACGAATGTGTTAAAGAGATTAATCCTTTAGTGGGTGAGAACCCTTCAATAAACAGAATGTTTTATACTAAGATAGTTATTCTACAACCAGCTATTAAATATGATATGGATAGAGGAAACCTTGACCCCAAAATTATGAATGAAATGAACTTCTTAATGTCATTAGTAGTATTGAATAATTATCAGGTGTGGAAAAAGGCTACTACAAACTGTAAAAAAAGAACATAAATAAAATATAAGGAGTATATTATGCCACCAGTGAAATTCAGTAAATCAGTTGCTAGATACGATAGACAAACCAAAAAGACTACCATTGAACATGATTATATGAAATGTAAATCAAATGCAGATTTGATTGAAGCATATAACAAAGATGGTATCAAACCTAAAGTCAGGCAGAAGGTTAGAATAGAAATAGACCGAAGAAACAAAAAAGGCCTATCAAATATAGTCTTCAACTGATATAATAGTATAAATACTATTGTGACAATTATGTGACAAGAACGAGTAGGAGAAATCTGAATGTCAAACACGGATAGTCACCATACATTATAGGAGATAAAAATGCAACACTACGCATCATTGTCTGCCTCATATTTAAGGATATTCGCAGACAAAACACATAGGTTAATGAAAAGCGGTAGACTGCCAAAGGTCTGTAAAGCCGTGGGTCTCGAAAATAATTTCAAAAAACCCCTTGAAAAAACCGAAAAAGACACTATATAATAGGAGATAGTTATTTTTTCCCTTTCTAGAGAAATTATATTTTTGAAAATTACCGATAGAAATTATAGGGGACTAATAACTACTATAGTATGAACTCTTTGTGACTTGAAAAGAGCTCGGAACCTGGGCACGATTGTCACTTGATAGTAATGAACCTTTTAGGAGATTTGCTAGAATACAGACAAACTGTAAGGGAACTTAAAAAGAGCTCGGTTACAAAGAGATTCATACGCCTAGTGGAGAGTTCTAGGTAGAGGCAATCTATAAAGACTAATTGACTGGTCAAAGTGTAGCCACATTAAATCCTAGACACTTCCACACCTTAACGCTCATTAGAGGTTAAGAATTTTAATTAACAGTCGCTTTAGGAGGACTATTATGACAATCTACGATGATGTCTTTGGGAAATCTTTCCCTTTCGCAATTGGGTTCGACAGAACTCTTCAACTATTAAACCGTGCAGAACACTTGCATGATAACACAAATTATCCACCTTACAATATTGTAAAGATTGATGCTGAGAATTTCAGTATTGAACTTGCTATTGCTGGGTTTGATAAAAAAGATATATCAATCACAAAAGAAAAAGAAACTCTTTTGATTGAGGGTTCAAAAGAAAATCTAAATGAAGATACTGAGTATGTTCATAGAGGTTTATCTGGTAGAACTTTCAATAGACGATTCACACTTGCAGACGATATAGTCGTTAAGGGTGCAGACATGAAGAATGGTATATTGAGTGTGTCTTTAGAAAGGATTATTCCAGAAGAAGACAAACCAGTTGAAATTAAAATAAAATAATTTCAAAAACCCCCTTGTAATTTCCCCATATGTTTAGTAATATGGAGTAATCAAAGCGGAGTTAGTTTAAGGCAAAACGCTTTACTACCAGTAAAGAGATTATAGTTCGATACTATAACTCCGCTCCAGTTTAAAGAGGAACTAAATTATGTCATATTATAACGATAGAATGTATTCAGTGGGAGATGTATTTCCTTCATTTACATTACAAGGAGTGACTTCTGATAATGAAATCACAGAGGTATCTTTAGCAGAAGAACCAACATCATGGAGTGTTGTTTACTTTTATCCTAAAGACTTTACTTTTATTTGTCCAACAGAAATCGCAGGAATGGATATTATTACACCAGAAGCCAATGTAATTGGTATCAGTGGTGATAATGAATTCTGTAAACTTGCATGGAAAACTACTAATGGAATGATTAGAGAAATCAAACATTCATTGGCAGCTGATTGTGGACTAGGTTTATCTCGTGAATTAGGTGTAGTGAATGAAAGAGAAGGAGTCTGTTATAGGGCAACTTTCATACTTGATGAAAACAGAGTTATTCAACATGTATCAGTAAACGCATTAGATACAGGAAGAAATGCAAACGAAGTATTAAGAACATTACAAGCATTAAAAGCTGGTGGTCTTACAGGTTGCGAATGGCAACCGAATGATGACTTTGTAGCTTAATTCAAAAAGTCACTAGACAATAACCCAATTCTGTAGTAATATGGAATTGGGTTTTTTTATATGTTATTACTTTCAAAACAAGATGCAGAATATGTCGCACAAATCTTTATAGATTACTATGCTAATTTTGATAGAATAGATGACTATCTACGCAAAGTAAAACTAGAAAAGATGGCAGAAAGACCATCATCTCTATTTGGTATGGGACCAGAAGATGATATGTTTCAAGACTTCACAATGCATCCAGAAGACATGCAATTTGTATGTAGAGAACTTCCTATATACGATGACTATATTGATATAGTAGCATCTCAAATGATTCAAAAATCTATACCAGGCAAATCTCTTAAATGGGTTGTCTATGAACTTAATACAAATAAGATTGTTGGTTTCATTCGTTTTGGTTCACCTACTATTAACTCTAAACCTCGTAATGAATTTCTAGGCAAACCTCTAAACACATTAGATAAAGAAGTAATGAAAAGATTTAATGATTCAGCAATCATGGGTTTCAATATCATACCAACACAACCATTTGGTTTCAATTATCTAGGTGGTAAACTACTTGCAGGCATTTGTAATTCACATCTTGCAAGAGAAACATTAAACAAGAAATATAATACAGAGTTCTGTATGTTTGAAACAACATCATTATATGGTTCAAGTAAATCAACATCAATGTATGATGGCATGAAACCATATTTAAGATTTACAGGTTTAACTGATTCAGATTTTGTTCCTTCAATCAATGATGATAAGTATGCATTTTTAAAAGATTGGTTTGAAAATAAGAACAATGGTAATCCTTTAGTTCATGAAGATGCAAGTAGTAGAAAATTAAAGACACAAGGTAAAATGATTTCTATAATAAGAAACTCATTACATAAACATCATAGTAGAATATTAAAACCATTTAGACAATGTTTTATAGATGCAAAGAATCTAACAGAACGCAAAAGACAATATCTAGGAACATATGGTTTTAAAAATGTTAAAGAGTATTTGAATTTAGAAACTGATACATTAGAAAAGAATATCAACTATGATAGATTTGAATATGATAATGTAATTACATGGTGGAAGAAACACGCAGGTAAAAGATTTGATAACTTAAAGAGAGATGGAAGACTTAGAACAGAATTAGAAGTTTGGTCTAAAAATTCAAACATAGATATTATAAGATAGGAGTAATTATGGACGAGAATGAAAAGTATGAAATGGATTCAAGTGATGTTGGATATAGTGCAAGGTGGGAAGATAAATGTCCTACTGAAGCAATAGAAAACTTTAACGAAATTAAAGCAATGTTAAAAGAACTCACTAAAAAAGTAGATGAGTTAGCCAGAAAACAAAGAAGAAGACATGGATACTAAAATAGGGTTTACTTGTGGCGCTTTTGATTTACTACATGCAGGTCATATAGTAATGTTAAAAGAAGCAAGACAAAATTGTGACTACTTAATTGTAGGTTTACAAACAGACCCAAGCATTGATAGACAAGAAAAAAATCAACCAGTGCAATCAGTTTACGAAAGATTTATGCAACTACAGGCAGTAAAATATGTAGATGAGATTATACCATACGACACTGAACAAAGTCTAATTGACTTGTTAGAGTCAACGGATATTCATTTAAGATTTGTGGGTGAAGACTATGTAGAAAGAGATTTTACAGGCAAAGGTCTTCATGAAATTTATTATACAAATAGACAACACTCATTTAGTAGTAGTGGTCTAAGACAAAGGGTGAGTCAATCATGAATATAACAATAGCAAGACTTCGTTCAAATGTAAAATACAATGGACCATTAGAAACAGTATTAGATAGTTTCTTTGAGAATTATGTAAAGTGGCAAAGAGCAAATCCACAATACAATTACGATACTTATAATGTATCATTTGATAACACAAGACCAAAGAGAACACCTGAAACTATTAAGTGGGCAGATGTAATAGTCATACCTAGTGATAGTGAGTTCAGGTATCATGGTGAACTACAGATGAATCCAAAAGACTTGGCAAAGTCTAACGAACATATGGATGAGATTAGACCATACTTTGAAAACAAAGATGTTATTATGTTCTGTAGTGATAGAGCAGATACAGAAGAACTATACAGAGAAGAAGTATTTAAAGGTATAAATTTAAAATCGTTCACTAAAATTGATGAGGTAGATTTTAGTGGCAACATTCATGGCATGAAGTATCACTTCATAAACACCTTGAAAAACCCCTTGGCGGAAATGGTTGGTACAACCAAAACCATTGACTTTGGATATTGGGGTCGTATGAAACACGGCCACGATAGAGAAAAGACTATACGCCAAATTTATCGAAGTGACCTTTCATGCCAACTTATTGGTGGTATGCCATCAGGCGTAGAGAGAAAATCTAAATGGATAAAAGATTGGAAGAAATTATATCCTTTATTAGAATCTTGTAGAGAAACATTATGTTTTAATTGGTTAGATGAAACTGCAACAACATCTAGATATGTTGAGGCACTTGCAATAGGTATTGTTCCTTTTGTATGGAGAAACTATGACTGCAACAATACATATAGAATAGACAAATGGCAAAGAGTATATACCTTTGAAGATTTTTTAGAGAAGTCATTACTATTAAGAGATGATTCATTTAGAGAAGAGAAGTTAGAACTTGCCAGACAAAACTACGCAGAAGTTCATCTAACAGAAGATGAATATTATGCAGAATTTGAGAAGATGATGAATAATGCTTTTTAAAGAAGTTTACATGGTGGTTGAGAATCCACAAGAAAAGGATGCAGGTATAGAAATTATATCTGGAGAATTTGAGGGTTTAGTATATCAATATGGTGATGTTCAGTTTGTAGATGGCAAACCACAAATGAACTTTAAAAGAACCATAAGAAGATTGCCAAAAGGGGTGGAACCTTCCGAAGAAGCGTTTGAGGAATTACTAAATAATAGTGAATTAAATAATCTTATGGGTGATATTCTTGTAGAACTTATACAAGAACAAATCAAAAGAGAGGAGAAAGATAAAAATGCCAACAGTTCAAGCAAAGTTCATGCACCTAGACGGTGATGAGAAGAACACACCAGTTTATCAACTTGTCGATTATACTGATACAGATGACCTTAATTCTAAAATATCAACTTTAGAAAGTGAACAAAATTTAGAACACATAGAAAATAAGGAGTTATAGTGGACGAAATAATCAAAGAATATAAATTTAGTGGCGATGTCACTATGGAAGACGGCGAAGTTTTAGAAAACGCAGAATTGTGGCTCAGAATGAAACACACTGATGACGAAGACCTTCAAAGTAAAATAGACCACAAAGAAAGTGAAGGTTTCACTTATCTTGGTGAATCAAGAGAAGTCGAGGAAGTATCTGAAAGTGAATAGTGAAGTTTTAAAAGAACAGATTAAAAGACATGAGGGAGAAGTCCTTGAAGTTTATAAAGACTCTTTGGGTTATCTAACTCTAGGAGTTGGTCATTTAATCAGAGAAGATGATGAAGAATATGGTGAACCAGAAGGAACACCTGTTTCACAAGAAGTAGTAGATAGATACTACGATGCAGATTTTGACAAACATGTAGATGAAACAATACATGTTTGCGATAGCAACAACATAATTTTTGATGAGTGTCCAGAGGACATTCAACATGTATTAGTTAATATGTGTTTTAATCTAGGTGCAAATCGTTTAGGTAAATTTAAAAATATGTTAAAGGCAGTTTCAAATGAAGACTGGCAAGAGATGTCAGTTCAAATGGAAGACAGTAAGTGGTATGGTCAAGTAGGTCGCAGAAGTAAAGAATTACAAGAGATGGTTCTAGGTTGTGAAAGTTAAGTGTATCCGACTAGATACTGGTGAAGTATTAATTGGGTTTGTTAAGAAACATTTCAATGGTGATTACACTATTGCAGATGCACAAACATGTATAATGGAGGTAAAAAATGGAAATATGGAAGTCAATTTGGCACCATGGATTCCATTTGCCAAAGAATACACATTCAGAATCCATAAAGGACTCATACAAACGGTCTTTGAAGCAAAGCCCCAACTCGAAACTAATTTTAAAGTTGCGACAGGAAACACGCAAAGAGGCTCGGATGGCATCCGAGGCCAAGTCAGGAAATAAATTATGATAGATTTTATAGATAGAATATTATCTGCCCAAATTCAACAGGCAGATGCAATGATTGAGAAACATAAAGTAAACATAGAAGTTCTTACAAAGAACGCAAGTGGTGTCGCAGAACATCCAGATATTATGGAAACAGTAGAGAAGGAGTTAGAAAGAATATCTTATTGGAAAGATATTAAGTCTGCTACTCTCGAATTTGATTTCGAATCCAAGAAAAAGACCCTTGTAGAATAGACTAGTCCATAGTATAATAGATATATGGATTTTTATACAAATGTATGTCGTTCTCGTGATAAAATTCTCGCAATAGGATATAAAAACGGAAAGAAACAGAAACTTTCCGTATCATATCGTCCCAATCATTTTATACCTTCAAAGAAAGGTTCATCGCCTTACAAGGCACTAGATGGCAGACCATTAGAAGTTGTTAATCTCAACTCAATGGGAGGCGCCAAAAAATTCAAAGACAAGTATCAGAACATAGACGGTTTTGAAGTTCATGGTTATGATAGATATGTTTATACTTACATATCAGATAAGTTTCCAGGCAAAGTAGAATTTGACCCTAATCTAATTAAGATTGCTACACTTGATATAGAGTGTGAATCAGAGAATGGTTTTCCTGAACCATCACAGGCAATCGAAAAAGTAAACGCAATTTCAATTAAACCATTTGGTCAGAAGTGTGTTGTCTTTGGTATTGGTCCATGGGAAACAGAATCAGATGTAGTCTATTACGAATGTGATGACGAGAAAGAACTGTTGATGAACTTCATGAAGTATTGGAGGCAAGAATGGTTTGATATTATTACAGGTTGGAATGTTGATTCATTTGATATGACTTATCTTTGTAATCGTTTAGATAGATTGTTTGGCGAAGACACTCACAAAAAATTATCACCATGGGGTATGTCATCTCAAAGAGAGTTTCTACAAAATGGTTATCAGAAGACTCAGATATTTGATTTGAGTGGTGTCAATGTTGTTGACTATATGGAACTATACAAGAGGTCAACATTTCATAACCAAGAATCATATAAGTTAGATTATATAGCACACTTTGAGTTAGGTAAAAAGAAATTAGATTATTCAGAGTATGGTTCACTTCATACTTTATATAAGAATAACTATGCAAAGTATCTAGAGTATAATGTTCGTGATGTTGTTCTAGTAGAAGAGTTAGAAGACAAGTTAGGTTTCTTAGATTTAACACAGGCAATGGCATATGATGCCAAGTGTAATTACATTGATACATTTGGTATGGTTAAGTATTGGGAAACAATCATCTACAATTTCTTAAAAGAACAAGGTGTTCAGACACCACCACAAAAACGAAATGAGAATAAGACATCTCAAATTGCAGGTGCCTATGTTAAAGAACCAATCGTTGGTGGACATAATTGGGTGATGTCGTTTGACTTGAACTCACTTTATCCTCATTTGATTATGCAGTGGAATATTTCGCCAGAGAAAATGATAAAGGGCAACAAACAAGATGTCACTGTAGAAACTATGTTAGATATGAAGAGTGATTTGTCTGTATGTAAGAAGATGAATACAACAGTTGCACCTAATGGTGTTATGTTCTCTAGAGATAAACAAGGATTCTTTCCCGAGATTATGGAAGTCATGTATGATGAGCGTAAGGCATGGAAGAAAAAGATGATTGAGTATCAACAAGAGAAAGAGAGAACAACTGATGCAAAACGAATTAAACAACTAGATACACTTATCAAGAGGGCATACAACAACCAACAAGTAAGAAAGATTGCATTGAACTCAGCATATGGTTCTATGGCAAATCAGTGGTTCGCCTTCTTTGACCCAAATCTTGCAGAGGCAATTACTTATTCTGGTCAGTTAGTTATTAAATGGTCAGAGAAGATAGTCAATGAATATCTAAACAAGATACTTAAAACAGATAACGAAGATTATGTTATCGCAATGGACACTGATTCAATTTATCTAACAATGGATAAGTTTGTTAATACAGTTATGCCAGACGAAACAGATAAGAATAAGATTATTGATTTCTTATCCAAGGCAGAGTCTAAGATAGAAGATGTTTTAGATGAGGGGTTTGAAGAACTCGCCAATTATGTAAACGCATTTCAACAGAAGATGGAAATGGGTAGAGAAGTTATCGCAGATAGAGGTATATGGACTGCAAAGAAAAGATACATTCTTAATGTGTATGATAATGAGGGTGTTAGATTAGAGAAGCCTAAACTAAAACTCATGGGTATAGAAACTGCAAAATCATCTACGCCTCTATGGGTTAGAAGAAGATTGGAAGATGCAATTAAAGTTGTAATGACAGGAACAGAACAAGAGTTATGGGAGTTCGTAGAGAAATCTAGAAAAGAGTTTAGAGAATTGCCGCCAGAAGATGTTGCGTTCCCTAGAGGGTGTAGGGGTTTAATTCAGTATGCAGACTCTACAAATATATACTCAAAAGGCACACCAATTCATGTCAGAGGTTCATTGTTATTTAATCATAGACTTAAAGAGATGAATCTTACGAAGAGATACGAACCTATTATGAACGGTGAGAAAATACATTTTACATATCTGACGATGCCTAATCCTTTAAATGAAAATGTAATATCATTTACTAGTTCATTGCCTAGAGAATTTGATTTACATAGATTCGTAGATTATGATATGCAGTTCGATAAATCATTTGTTGAACCATTGAAAAACATTGTCCAATTAATCAATTGGAATGTTGAACCTACTGCAAGTCTAGATACATTCTTTGCATAAATAACAGTATGGCATATAGTAAAAAGGTTGTAGAACGATTTGAATCTGTTCTAAACAATCCAGAAAAACATTCAGTTGGAAGATTTGACCCAAAGGCACCTAATGTTGCAACAGGAATGACAGGCGCACCTGCGTGTGGCGATGTTATGAAACTACAATTGAAATTAGATGAAGACGAAAGAATCATCGATGTTAAATTTAAAACATATGGATGTGGGAGTGCAATTGCATCCTCTACAATGTTTGTTGATATGCTTAAAGGCAAAACAATAGAAGAGGCAAAACAAGTCAAAGATAAAGAAATCGCTGAAGCACTTGAATTGCCACCAATCAAATTGCACTGTTCGGTTCTTGCAGAAGATTCAATCAGAAGAGCAATACTAGATTGGGAATCAAAAAAGGAGCATAGACAACACAATTATGTATAGGTATAAAGTTAATGTAGTAAAAGTCGTGGACGGTGATACCGTTGATGTAGATATAGATTTAGGTTTCGGCATGTCTTACAAAAAGCAAAGAGTAAGAATGTTAGGTATAGATACACCTGAAAGCCGAACAAGAGATTTAGTAGAAAAGAAATTTGGTAAAGCATCAAAGGCACATCTGAAAAGTCTTTTAGAAGTTGGTGATGTAGAATTAGTATCACATGATAAAGGTAAGTTTGGAAGAATCTTGGGAGATTTATTCATTGGTTCAAATGAAGTATCAGTTAACCAACAAATGATTAATGACCATCATGCAGTTCCATATACAGGTGGAAATAAAGAAGAGATTGAAGCTGGTCATATGGCAAACAGAACAATTCTAGTAGAACAAGGTGTAGTAGTTCTAGAAACACAACAAGAGTTAGAAGTATGATGATAACAATTATGGATGTATTTTACATCCTAATGATTTTAACAATCTTCGGATTCATTATTCATCTAGAAACACAGATGAAAGTTATATTGGAGATGTTAAAACAGAGGTGGTCTTATAATTCGTTAGAGGAAGATTTAAAACGAAAAACAATGTTTGAAAAGTCACTAGACAAATTAGACCCCAAATGATATACTAATATAGTATATTAAAAAATATATATTATGGAGAAGTGAAATATGTCATTTATTAAAGACTTAGTAAAAGCGTCAGGTAATGAATACGCAAGTATCGTTTCCGAAGGCGTTGCTGCTGGAGATGTAGACTCATTTATAGATAGTGGTTCTTATGTCTTCAACGCACTTTTAAGTGGTTCACTGTATGGTGGATTACCTAAAAACAAAATTACTGCAATCGCAGGAGAATCAGCAACAGGTAAAACTTTCTTCGCATTAGGAATGTGTAAACAATTCTTAGAAGATAATCCTGAAGCTGCTGTAATCTATTTCGAATCCGAATCTGCAATCACTAAAGAGATGATTGAAGAGAGGGGTATCGATTCAGCAAGAGTTGTTATTGTGCCTGTAATAACAGTTCAACAATTCAGAAATCAGGCAATCAATATTCTCGATAGATATTTAGAAACACCAGAAGATGACAGACCACCAATGATGTTCTGTTTAGATTCACTTGGTATGTTATCTACAACAAAAGAAATCGAAGATACTGCTGAAGGAAAAGAAACTAAAGACATGACTCGTGCCCAAATTACAAAGGGTGCATTTAGAGTATTAACTCTTAAACTTGGTCGTGCAAAAGTTCCTATGATAGTGACCAATCATACATATGATGTAATTGGTTCAATGTTCCCACAAAAAGAAATGGGTGGTGGAAGTGGATTAAAATATGCCGCCTCATCAATCATTTATCTTTCAAAAAGAAAAGAAAAAGAGGGTAGTGAAATCATAGGAAATATTATACACTGTAAGAACGCTAAGAGTAGATTGACAGTTGAGAACAGAATAGTCGATGTCAGATTGACATATGATAAAGGTCTTGACAGATATTATGGTCTATTAGACTTGGCTCTCGCAAGTGGAGTTTTTGAAAAATCCTCAACTAGAGTTAAATTACCAAATGGTAAAACAGAATTTGGTAAAACAATTAACAATAATCCAGAGAAATACTTCACCGAAGAAGTAATGGAAAGATTAGAAACAGTATGCAATCAGTATTTTAAATATGGAAACAACGAGAATAGAAGTATCAATAATCAAGAATCTGATACAGAATGACCAGTTTGCACGGAAGGTAATTCCTTTCCTAAAATCTGAGTATTTTGCCGATTCATCTGAGCAACTAGTATATAAAGAAATTACACATTATTTCGATAAATATACTAAAGGCCCAACACTCGAAGCACTTCTCATAAATCTAGATAATAATTCATCTGAATCAGAGAATGTTATCAAGATGTCTAAAGAGTTGTTGGGTTCTTTGCCCAAAGATGAAACGCCTATAGAATGGCTTATTGACGAAACAGAATCATGGTGTAAAGATAGAGCAATCTATATTGCAGTAATGGATTCTATTGAAGTCTTAGATAAGAAATCTCAAAGGTCAACAGGTGAAATACCAGAGTTATTAAAGGATGCCCTTTCCGTGTCTTTTGACCAACACATTGGTCATGACCAATTAGAAGATGCAGAAGAAAGACATGAGTTCTATACTCACGAAGAAGAAAAACTTCCATTTGATTTAGAATACTTTAACAAGATTACAAAAGGTGGTCTGCCTAATAAGACATTGAACATTTGTCTTGCAGGCACAGGTGTTGGTAAATCATTATTCATGTGTCACATGGCATCTAGTGCCTTGATGCAGAACAAGAATGTTTTATACATTACATTAGAGATGTCAGAAGAAAGAATTGCAGAGAGAATAGATGCAAACATAATGAATGTGCCAATGAAAGAATTGCCAGACATATCTAAAAAAGATTATAGTAAGAAGATTGAAAGACTTAAAAACAAGACAAAGGGTAAACTTATAGTTAAAGAATATCCAACTGCAGCTGCTCACGCAGGACATTTCAGACATTTATTACAAGAATTAAATATCAAGAAAGATTTTCAACCAGATGTTATCTTTATTGATTATCTAAACATATGTGCAAGTCAGAGAATTAGACCAGGCGCTGGTGCAAACTCATATACATTAGTTAAGAGTATTGCAGAAGAGTTGAGAGGTGTTGCAGTAGAATATGATGTGCCAATCATGAGTGCAACTCAAACAACAAGAAGTGGATTTGGTTCTACTGATATTGGTTTAGAAGATACTTCTGAATCGTTTGGTTTGCCTGCGACTGCTGACTTGATGTTTGCATTGATTACATCAGAAGAACTAGAAGAGTTAGACCAACTCGTAGTAAAACAATTAAAGAACAGATATAATGACCCTACCATCTTCAAGAGATTTGTTATAGGTGTAGATAGGGCAAGAATGAAGTTATATGATGTAGAACAAGAGGCACAAGAAGAATTAGTTGATGGTGAACTGTTAATTGATGATAGTATTCCTGTCGCTGATAGAGCCAGAGCAACAGATAAGTTTAACGATTTTAAGGTATAATATGGGAACAAAAGCAAGAGTAAAATTTAGTCACACAGGTGGAGTAAAAGGTAGAAGAGAGAGAGTATTGGAAAGATTGAAGTCTATCAAAGAACCTAACAAAGAACAACTCAAACATATTGAGATATTAGAACAGAGAATAAAATAATGCAGAAAGTTTCATTTGATGATATTGGTGGAGAAGTAATTAAAGATACTTCTCAATATCTTCTTAAAGATAATAAGTTTGGTAATAATTTAGTTTTAAGTAGCACATTTTTAAGAGCGAATCAGATGACCAATGGCCATACACATGAAGGCAAAGAAGAAGTGTATTTCTTTGTAAAAGGTCATGGTGAAATGGAAATAGATGGTGAGAGATTTGAAGTAGAGAAAGGTGATGTTGTTTGCATTAATGATGGTGAATTTCATAAAGTATTCAATACAGGACATCTCGCCCTAGTTTTTTTATGTGTATTTGATGGAGGAAGAAACCACTAATGGAACCATTTGTTCAGAAACAATTTGATGAGTATCAGGCGAATAGAGTCGAGAAAGAGATATTGCCTAAAGAAGAACTCAGAGATTTGATAATCAAAGATTTATCATTTGTTTCTACAATGGGTGTGGCAGAATACACCTTATATCAGAAGTATCAAGAAATACATTTGAAATATCCATCACAAACTGTATCAACATTGTTTGGTGAAGAAACAAACTTTGTTAATGAAGACCATTTAAAATTAATTACAGAAACAAAAAACAACATATGGTTTCCTAATTCGTATGAAGACTTTGAGAAATTAGAACCAGAATTAGTATATACAGATTCAGAGAAAGATAGACAAGCCGCTGGTTCTCTTACAGAGAGATGGAATTGTTTAAGAACAATGACACACAGCCAGAAGAACTCATCTAACATAGGGCGTAATCTACATTACATTGTTAGAGATAAAGTCACAGGTAAGTATCTTGGTGTTATTTGTATTACAGGTGACTTCATTGATTTAACACCTAGAGATAATTACATTGGTTGGGATAGAGAATATAAAACTAATAGTGGTAAACTAAACAATAGTGCAATTGGTTCTAGTATCTTACCAACACAACCATTAGGGTTTAATTATACAGGTGGTAAACTCATGGCATTATTATGCACTGCCGATGTAATACAGAAACAATGGGAAGAAAACTATGGTGATAAGTTAGTTGGTATGACTACAACATCACTGTATGGTAAATCTAAAACAGGTGGGTTATCACAATATGATAGACTCAAACATTGGAAGAAAATGGGTTATAGTCAAGGTTCATTATCATTTGAGATGACCAAAGACACTGAAAGAGCTATGCTTGATTACGCAGAAGAACATTTTAACGAGAGATACTTTCTATTGTATGTTGCTAAAAGAGAAAGTGGTCAGACATTAAAAAGGGACCATAGAAATCGTATGAGGCAATTTATGTATTCACAATTGAAGATACCTAAAGAGTTGCAGAAGAGTGACCATCAAAGAGGTATCTACTATTCCACATTCTATGAGAATTCACGAGAGTTTCTTAGAGGTGAGATAGAACAAGAACAATTGATTAGAAATTCAAACGATGGTTCAGTTGAATCATTGACTCAATTGTGGAAAGAAAAGTATGCTGCTAAGAGAATAAATAATCTCATGAACGCAGAAAGACAGAATTTAACCGAAACACTTTTCTACGATGATATAATAGGTATGTCATGGGAAGAGTGTAAAGCAAAGTATTTAGGAGATGTAGGACGATGAATGTATTAGATATGATACCTGCCAAGAAAAGAGGAGTTTTAATTCCAGGAAGAAAGATTAGAGTAGGCAGAGATGAGTATAGAGAATTTACTCAGAAAGTGGAAGAACTTGCTGAGAAAGGTCATGAATTACCACACTTGGTAGAACATGAGAAAGATGCAGATATGTTTGTCATAGAACTTTTGGGTGATGTAGACCTAGAAGAACTAGACAAAATTGCGGAAGGTTAATGGGGCTGTAGCTCAGTAGGGAGAGCGACTGGTTTGCATCCAGTAGGTCGTAGGTTCGATTCCTATCAGCTCCACCATTTTTATGAAATACGAAATAAGACATATTGCACCAAAATACGCACAAGGTTGTTATGATGTGCAACATTCTGGTGGAGAGTTTCAAGAACTAACTTCTGGTCTATGGTCATTAGATACTTGGAAATTCATTTCTCACAATTGCAACGATACTTTTATCATTACAGATGAAAATGATAGAGTTCTTGGTTATTGGTTCGGTATCATCCAGGTATGCAATATAGATTATGATAAAGAAAGACATGGTAAACTTAGTTGTTGTGCAATAGATGTATGTGTTCATAAAGAATTAAGGTCAACAGGTATCATGAATGAAGTCATGAAAACAGTATGTGATTATCATGAATCTATCTTTACTTGGACACATGTAGATAATGTTATCGCACAAAACATCATGGAGAAATACGGTTTCATTCAACACTCCAGACGAAAAGACTGGTTCGCACCAGGCGAAGACTCTTATTATTACACTTTCGATAGAAAGAATTACGAATAAAGACTTGACAATAGGCCTCACTTTTTAGTAGGATGGACACATGTTGAGAAAGTTATTAAAAGTTATATTTTGGGTATCGTTATTCTGTATCGTATATCTAGGATTAATGTTTTTCGCATATAATAGTATTTCATAAGGAGACCAAGAATGGAAAAGGCACTAATAGTAAACACACAATATCTAGAGAACTATGATTTAGATGGTGGTAACGCTTGGAAGTTTAAAGGTGGCAAAGAGTATGTCATTTCATTTGGTGTCACCAAAGAGATTTATGAAGAAGATGCATATGGTAAGGGTGAACATTCTTACTATGAATGTCCTGAGGTTAGTGAAGCAACTATACTTGCATTAATCAATCAATTAGGT